CCTTGCCCGTTGCGCCGGGTCCTACGGCATCATAGGTAACTGCCACGAGCACTGCCCTCCCTGTTATTAGCTAACGGTGAGCGTACCCTGAATAGCTACTGATGTACCGCCAATGATTACCTCTGCTCGTGTTAGACGACCAGTGCCCGGCCAGAACCGTACGCCAATAGCGCTCAAATTAATCTGACCTGCATGATTACTTGAGACGCCCCCAGGAAATGTAGCAGACGCTAGCAAATTCCACGTAGCCCCGGCATCATTAGACTGGTGAACGGCAATCTGGCAGGTAGTTGCAGTAGTCTTAGCATTGAAGCCGTTAGCTACTGTCCTGTCAATTGTCAGTACCGCCACAGAATCAGGGTCCGCTACCGATGCCGGGCCGAATTCAAAGGTCCCGGTTGGCAGAGTTGTGAGCGGAATGTTAAGCGTACCCGCCATTAGTTTTCACCGTAAAGCTTACCGTACTGGGCTGTTACGGTATTCGCTGCCGTAGCCGCGCTTAGCGTAAGGTAAGGCCACAGCCAGTAGTTAATGTTCTTATCGTAGGTGGTGATCAGGGCATTACCGGAGCCAGCAGGAGACGTTTGCAAGTTGGCCGAAAATGCCCCGCCATCAACAGCCGCGTGACATACCAGAGTGGAAGTAGTGCCAGGTCCGCCCAGAGTACGAAGTCCAATTTCCGCTTCCATCTTCCAAGACCAAGACCCAGCAGTAGGAGTTGAAGCCAGCGTAGCGGTTGCCAGCGGAGTAGCAGCCGAGAATGTGTTAGATGTGGAAATAGCTAGGCCGAACGACCACGTAGGTACCGTAGCCGTAGCGGTCATAAATCCGCCCATCTTCCACTTAAGACTACTAGTCCAGTCTCCTACGTTACTCATGTACCCGGCTTGGAGGATAATAGCTGGCCACCCTGCCGTAATTGTAGCCGCTCCCGCCGTAGGAGTGCTGACAGTAGCCGCACTGTAGGTAGCAAACAGAAGTTCGGTGCCAATAGGCTTGTAACCAGACATATGAATCCCCTTACTGTGGCATTACAAGCGTGAAGCTGGAAAGCGTGATGTTAGCACCAGAGCTGAATGCAACGGAGTTGAAAATAATGTCCGTGGCAGATGTGCCAACCGAACAAGTGAAGTAACACACGGTCTTACCGGCGTTAGTGATCCAGGCTGATGCGGCTGTTCCAGTCTGCAACGCAGTTACCGTAGAAGCGGAAAAGGTAGCAGTACAAGTTTCTGTTACGTTCAACCCCGCCCAAGTTCCGGCCGTAGAGTCCGCGCCGAATGACGTAATTGTGAAGTCTGCTAGAACCGCAGCGCCCGAAGGAATTGTACTATTTGGATCGGAAGTTGCCGCTGACTGGTTGGTTACGAGCAAGTGACCGCTAGCAGGTAGTGCCTTAATTGCATCTAGTGCTGCTCGCATGGCATTGCTTGCGCCAGAGCCGAAAAATGCTGTCATTTATTTTGTCCTTTCAAGTTTCAATAAATTATTCAGCAACAAGTCGCACACTAGTGATACCCGCACCGACTTGAACTTCGGAGTCTGTAGCATTAGTCGCAAAAAGCTCAATAATATAAGCTGCGGTTTGAACATGACTCATCGAAATTGGGGAAGGTGGCGACCCATACAGATTCCAATAGCTAACCCCGGTTATGACCCAGGCAGTATTAGTATCTATATCAGCCTGGTAAAACCATGTTCGCTGTTGTCCTGCGGGGATATACGGAGAATAAGAACTCTCGAATTTCCATTCAAGATGATAGCCGGGTCCTGCTGGACCCACATCACCTTGAGGACCCGTTGCACCCGTTGGTCCTGTTGAGCCTGCGGGGCCAGTATTGCCTTGTGGTCCTATAGGCCCAGCCTGATTAAAAACAAGTTCCGTAAATCCCGCTGGAACCGAAGGATGCCCATCAGTCAGAACCTTAAAAGTTCCATCGTCCTTATAGACGGAATGAATTTTGTCCGTACTATCAAGAGGTAGTGTCATTATTCATCCTTACTTGCGGAAATCGACGGAAGCGTAATACTGCCAGAGCCGACGATATCCATAATAGGTTCGTCTACTGGCTGTTCCTCATGCGGCAATCCTCGCCTGCGATTTCTGCGCTGATCATCGCGCTTAGGCGTCGGCCTGCCCTTTGGAGGTGTCGTTGCTGGCATTACTTGCCACCCTTGTCTACGGTCTTCGGAGCGGCTGCCTTTGTGGCTGGCTTAGCTGCTGGACGTGCGGGACGTGCCTTAGCGTCAGGGTCCTTGGTCCTAGTGTCTTCGGTAGTCTCACGCTTAGGAGCTGAGCGCCCCTTGGGAGCCGCTGAGACTTCATCTGCGGCGTCAGGATCGAATCCTAGCCCTCGGAGTACCACGGCAAGTTCTGCCTTCTTAGCGGGCTCCTGAGTGGCTTCGAGCTTGCGTCGTAGCGGCGCGATGCGCGGGTCTTCGTTTGCCATGTTAATTATCCTTAACGGTTAATGTCGCCATTAACCTAGCTTGAGTAGATCGGCAGAGTTAGTTACGTTCGTGTTCAGAGAGTACGTGACCTTGATGTATCGGTATCGCTGGCCGACCGGAATCATCTTTACTGCGGTAGTCGCAGTGGTAATCACAAACGGTGCAGCAGTAACGGTACCCAGTGATCCGATATCCGCATAGTTAAGCGGGGCGAAAGACGAGTTATCATTAGACCCGTTAATGGTATAGGTGCAAGTTGGGGTAGCTCCAATAGTTGTTACGACTCGCACAAGTACGGGTGTGGTCTTTGGCTCTGCTAGACCTGAATCCCAAGTATTGGTCGTATCTGCGTTAGTTGCCTGTCCGGTACCCAGAACGAACGCGGTAGGGAATCCGGTGTTAGTCGGCGTAATGGAATTCAGGCTAAGGAACTGCACAATCTCCGCGAACTTGCCAGGATTGTTTACAGATGGGTTTCCGAAAAGTGTCATCTCTAGCCACTTTTCGTAAAGGTTGTCTGTGTAAGCGGTCATCTAGTCGTCCTTTCGAGACATCATCTTGAATTTGGCCTGGTTATTCCAAGCCTCTTAGAATTGCCCAATCGGGCGAATATGTATGGTGGTGAATAACTTCACCGTGAACGTGTGGCGAGAATGTAATACAGCTAGCGAGAATTGCGAATGCTATTCGTGTATCCAGGTACCGCCAGCAACCGGCTCCGTTACAATCGGGGCAAATCATTCCTGGCAGGTCACGCCGGAAAAATGTTGATACATCGATCCCTCGCTGCAAAGCGAGAGAGAACTTAGTACACCCAAGACCTGTACTGCAATAAGCTCGGTAAGGTTCCGGGTAATTGTAATAGCCGTAGCTGCACCACGGTTCATCGCAATTCTCAAAGGATGGTGTTGTGTCTGAGGTGATTTCTTTGTCACCCTCGATAACGACTAGATCGTCTTGGCCCCACCGGGATGCGATAGCTTCGTTGTATCCGAATAGGCCAGGAGTTTCTACGAATTCTGCTTGAGATGCGTACTTGAGAATTGCTGCGGCCGATCTAGCATCGGGAACATCAGCATAACAAAACATGATTTTCATAACGTCTCAATTCTTTGAGCCACACGGAAATGCTGGAACGAATCCCAGCACAACCGAATGATTCCAAGAATCAAAATACAACTTAGAATCCCGAAGGTGCTGCCAGGGCAGAACCGTTGATCTTCTGAATTGCCAGCCCGTAACGCTGGTAAGTGTAGGCGAAGTAACCGTACACAACTAGGAGCACTCCAAGAGATGCTGCCGCAGGCTGTTCAGCCCTGATGTAAACAGGAGCCCCGGCATCTTCCCAAAGGTGACATTCCTGCTGCGGAACCACGAAAATGTGGTCCTGGGTACCACCCGTAGGGGCACCGGCAAGAGCAACAGTAGTCACGTTCGCGTCGGTTACAACCTGCATACCATTAGGCATGACACCACTCATACCCTGGTTATACGGAGTAGCCTTATTAGCACCCGCAGCCTGGGCAGCAGGCTCGATGCCTGGCTGAGTAAACACAGGCCAGGTGCTAGTCAGAAGCGACTGAAGCCAGAACCAGCGGCGAGGGTGCATAACGACGTGAGTCGGATGCGCCAGCCCGCGAGTAGCGGTGTCACTCTGAGATGCCGCACCCATAATCGCGGAATAAATCGTCGGCACGTCTGCTACGGTAATGGCAGTAGTAGCGTTACCCACTGCGTCAAGACCAGTAGAAGCCTGGTTCAGCAGAGTGCTGTCAAGGCTAGTTGCGTACTGACGGAAAAGATCCTGCATAACAACGTCTTCAATACCAGTTCCACGCTCAATTGCCTGGCGTGAAATAGTCTGCTGTCCAGCAGCAGTCTGCACATTGAAGGTCAGCAGAGTATCGTCCATAGGCGTTGCCTGCACGGCGGTAGATTCTGATGCCTGTAGCGCGGTACCCGAAGCGGTAGTGATACGCGAGATATTCAGCGACATACCTGAAGCAGGCAGAGGGTGCTGGTTACACATATCCGCGAACGGACGCAGGTTGGCTACTGCCGGTGCAACCATGTCAATGAGGTACTGGGGAACAACCAGACCGGAGAAAGCCGAAGTACCGACTTCACCGACACGCAGTTCCATACCCGCATTGGCGCGATTAATCTGTTCCTCACGCATATGCGACTGAAGACGACCAGCGGCGCGAGCGTCGTTAGTCGTGAACTGGCGAACAACGTCATTCAGGAACATCTTACCAGTCGGGTCATTGCCCTTGTGATAAGTAGTTTCCTCATGGCCGACGCTGACGCTGGCACGCTGAGTTGTAGCGTCACGCTGCGGAAGTCCCGCAGGCGTAGTAGCATGGGTCAGGTCATCATCGGTACGAGCTTCATCGGCCTGTACCTGACGTGCCTTAGCCAGCTTACGCTGAATGGACGCCTGATCAACGCGAGAATTCTGTACGGTTTCCTTGAGCGAGTCAAAGCGTACATCCTCATCGTTAGTCAGGTCGGTGCGCATTTCCTGCTGAGTGGTAGCTAGAATAAGCTCCATTTCCTTGCGGGCGCGCATTTCCCGCTGCTGAGCCGCTTCCAGCTCAATCTCCATGGAAGCGACAAGTTCCTTAATATTCATAAGAGCGAATACCTTCCGTAATTTGGAATTAAACCTTAATAAGCCTTTTGCCTATTAAGGGATTGAACGCGCATTCGCTCTGATTTGCGTGTATGTCCGTTCGGAGAGCCGGTGTGATCTGCACCGGAAGACGGTCTGATTACCGTCAATAAATAAGCGGTCTGATTGCCACTTTAAAATTAGTCAAGTTCTGCGGATCGTTCAAGCTGGTCTAGCTGTGCACGATAGTTCTTGTTAATAGCCTTAAGTTCGCGCATCGCTGCGGCAGCCGAACGAGTATTAGTAGGCTTAGGAGCCGACGCAAGTTCTTCTTCCGCTTCGTCCAGAACGCGCTGGGCATCTGAATGTGCCTTTGCGACATTGGCGAACATTTCTGCATTGCGCTTAATCACGATCTCTGCCGCTTCCCGAATTTCAGGAACGAGTACCATGGCATCGCCGCGCCTATGCAGCCTGTTGAAAGCCTCACGAACGACAACTTCCGGCATATGTTCGAGATCTTCAAGCCAGTCAGCAGCACGAGCTGCAATGCTGGTAAACGGATTAGCCCCGAAGTTAACTGCGGAAACGTCGCCGCGATTAATGTTAAGCTGCTTGAGTGTAAGCTGGGTGTAATCCTCGTCCCAGACGTGATCCTCAATGCGGAATGCAAACGACATCTCATCGACAATTCCATCGTCAATGGCAGATGCCAGATCCTTAACGTCCTGCCTCTCGGCATTCAGCCAGCTTTGGATATGCATACCTGTAGTATCGCTGCGAAGAACCAAAGTAGGGTTACCATTACGGGACCTCGACCGCGCCATTGCGACGCCTAGGTGGTTCACCAAGAATGCTACATCGGGAGTCTGAGCGAGAGAACGGTCAAGAGAATGCTGGTCAACCACTTCCATATACGGACCGGCCATATCCCACATCTCGTAAC